GATTGGCAGTAGGATGTTGGTCATTTGAAGGAGTTTTTAATCTTCTGAAGACGCTCATCCTCTGACCGAAGTGGCTTCAGCAGGGTGACGACTTTCAGCAGAACCTGAACAACGCTGTTGGAGCGATACTTGCTGAGACCAATAACCTCAGAAGCAATAAAGAGTCCGAAAAAGATAGCTGCCTCATAGGTCAGCTTGATGCCGAAGATGGTGATCATTTACCTTGACCTCGTGATTGTTTACGCCCATGATTGGGCAAAGAATGCTGTCCCTGGCCCTGCTTAGTTTTCTTCGGGGGACCAGGGACGTGGGTTGTCTTATTGAGTGACTTGGGGTTTCCCATCAATCATTACGCTATGCGTGTAACAGTATATTTAACAGTGACAGTACCACCACCCAAATTAGTTACTGTCAACACCAACCCAGCTAAACTCAAGGTAATTCCAATAGATCCAGTATTGGAAATTAGTCGCCCCGTGTTTAAGTCAGTAGCCACAATGGCGAAGGCTGACCAGTCGGATGCGGCATTAGAGTATCGCGCCGCCGACACCAGATACATCGCAGTATCGCTTATGGTGGGAAATGTATATAGGGTAGCTGGGGTTCCAAATGTCACATTAACAGAATCAGTTGCAGTTCTGAGGATACTTCCAGTGACAATGCCGCTGCTAGTAAGTCCATTACAGAATAACGGGCCAGCCGGTGTAAGAGTAATGGAGGGGTTTGTTGAATTGTTGCCCGCCGAGTTAATGTTGGTGAAACTTTGCGTAGAGAATGGAATAGATCCACCTGCAAACAAATTGTTGTTTAAGGAAACATTCTTATTTGATGTTGAAGCAAAGTTGACTACCTCGGTTGTTGGGGAAGTAAACAAATTAAAGAGGCAACCTTCAATGCTAAGCAGAGTTACATCAACACCACTAAATAGATCAACTCTAATTACTGCTGGACTTGTATTTGCCTCAAACCAGCAACTTTTAAGTTCAGGAAATGAAATGCCGTCTAGGCCGAGCGCCGCTATGGTATTATTATTCTGTTCAATAATGGTATTTTCAATTACTAGCTTAAAGCCGTATTTGAAATAAACAGCATAATTTCCATAACATCTGGCAATTTCACATCCAGAAATTGTATTACTATTTAGGGTCCGCTCAGGAGAAACTTGTCCAACGGAATAAATGGCGATATGTGCAGGGCCTGCATTGTATACTCCAAAATCACACCGGGAAATAAGGCACCCAATAAGAGGAGCATTGATACCGTAGGCAAGCTTCCCCTCAAAAGAACATTCTCTTACGGTCCAATGGCTTAAGTACCATGAAGATGGTGAGTAGATGCCTGTCCCTTGTCCTGCTGTATTACTTGTAAAGGTCAGCCCACTAACTTCAGCAAATTCGGCATTAAAGTCTGCTGCTGGGCCAAGAATTGCATTATTGCCCGTTGCTTTGAGAATTGACTTCCCTTTAACGCCAGTGATTGAAAACCGTGATTGTGTTAAAGTCAGTAGAGAAGAGATTCTGTAAGTGCCAGGTGGGACAAAAACGGATGCAGCCGCATTGATAGCCGCCTGAATCGCAGCCGTATCATCAGCCACCCCATCCCCAACGGCCCCAAAGTCCTTTACGGATACAACATCCTTAAGCTTCGCCTCAACGGTCCTCTGAACAGCACCGGTTCCTGTTTGTATAAAGCCGCCACCAAGGTCGGCTAGGTCTCGTGTTTTTGTCATAGGTTTAGATGATTCTCAGCCAATTACTAAATACGGTTTGGTTTATACCGCTGGTCTGAGTGACTTGAACGTTTAGCCCAGACAAGGTGATAGTTAAATTGCTGCCATTATCGGCAATAATTCTGGCTCCGTTGCCATCACAGAGTACATAGGCTAGTGCAGTGTATTGAGACGGCGCCCCACTGAACCCAACAAAGGCGTTGACAATGTACATGCCAGTAGCGGCAGTAAAAATCGTGGTAGCCGTAGCAGTCGCAATGGATGCGCTAGAACCCGCAGTTTTTACTGTGGCGAACTCAGTCACACCAGTTGATGACAGCGTGCTGAACTTACCGTCATCTCTAGTTACACCACCAATAGGGCCAGGCTTGTTTGTCGCAGTGGCGATTCCAGTTACAGTCCCTAGCGGTAGGTTAATAGATCCCGCTCCAAATATGACATCGTAATAGCAATTAGTACACGATCCAGCGAAGTCCAAGAGGCCTGTAGTCCTTGCACCGTTAGACATGAAAGGACGCTGAATCGAGGCTGAATCCGCACTTACTGCTTTGTATGCCACCGCACCCAAGGAAGTGTGGTTGGTAGTAATACCAGAGAAAGCAATGCTACCAGTCTTCAGCGATACATCGGCAGTAGCGCATCCTTCAAAGTATGTTCCGATTACTTGCGTTGAAATCCCCTGATCGACAACCCCCTCTGTCCCGTTCTGAATAAACCCGTTGAGGACAGTATTTCCGACGTTAGGGTAAGCTCCTCCGGTCTTGATCCAAATTCCGATAGCCCCGTAATTATCAATCCTGGGGTGGTCAATCAGGACAGCATTGCAACCATCAGCCAAGGTGATTGGATAGGTAACACTGTCAGTTTCTGGTTGGTCTATTTTAAGGCCCCAGCACAGAGACCGTAAGTAGATGCCATAAGCGCAGTTGAGAATGACGGGTCTAACGAGCTCTGCCCCGCGCAGTTGAAAGCGGGTCAGATCAAACCCAGTTACACCAGTGAATCCTAGGCCACTAATCTTCGCGTCAATAATCCTAGCACCGTATGCATTAGTGGTGGACTCAAAGACCTTAATGTTGTTTGCACTGGCTTGAATGGTAGCCCCCAAGAACCTAATGATTCCATTGAAACCGTTGAGGCTGAGAGACCCAGTGACCTTGTAAGTCCCTTTAGGTAGTACTACTTCTCCATTGAGGTTGGCAGTTATAGCGGCCTGAATGGCAGCAGTGTCATCCGCCACACCATCCCCAACCGCTCCAAAATCCTTAACGGACACAACGTCCTTTAGCTTGGAATCAACAGTCCTAGTAACCGCACCAACACCACCCTGCGTCCAATAGACCCCACTGGCCTGATCGGTGGTAATACCAGCAGCGTTATTGACACAGTGAACATCCACCACATCCCCAAGAACAAGGGCAGGAGTGAAGACAATGCTGGTTCCGTTGTCTGCTGTGTAGTCTACGTTGCGCTGCTGAAGCGCACCATTGACATAAACCGTTTCCCTGCTGGCGGAATAGGCAAGAGTCCCACCGTAGTCTCCACCACCCGAAAAGGTTGTCTGACCGGCAGTAGCAGTCTTCCGCCACCGAGTAACACCAGGAATCTCCAGATCACCATAGCGGTCATCCACGTACTTCTTGGTGGCACCATCAGCATCAGCAGCGGGCGTCCCAAGGTTGGTAATCCTGAACCCACCCATGTTGAGAATACCTTGCATGGTATCCCCAATCTTGCTGAGGGCACTAAAGGCAATCTCTTGAACGGCGTAAAGGGTCTGAGTGAAGTTAGAATTCAGATCCTTGGCCTTGATGGCCGAACCAGCAAAGAAGGTGGCCTTTGTCTGATCCGTATCGGTGTCCCGATAGATTCGAATGGCAGCCCCAGCAGAAGGGGGCGTCGAGAACTGAATGGATGAAGCGGTGGCAAAGATGTAGTTGGTTACGAGTACGTTGTTAACCGTAACCTTGACATCGGCCTTATCCAGGTAGGAAAAGGACAGGGAATAGATCGTGGTAGACCCATTCCCCGTATAGGTGTTCTGAGTAACAGCCATGGTTTACTTGAAGTTCATGATGTCCTGATAGACTCTGTTCAACCCTTCAACATCAGCGGTGCTGAAATCCTTGGGTTGATCGGGGCTGTAGTTGCCCTGTTGGGTTTGATACTGGGCAGCACGAATTTTACGGTTCTGTTCCGCAATCACCGCATCTTCCAGCTCTAGTTTTGCAAAGGCTCGACGCTTGGAATCATCCCAAAGTTTCTTGACCTCATCATTGACCAGCGGAGTATCACGAGTGTAGTCACTCATGGCACCCTTGTTGCGGTTCTTCCACTTGGTAAGGTCCTCCTTAACCCAATCCAGTTTGCGGAGGTTATCAATGTCCCTGCGAAGTCCGTTGCGATACATTTCCTTGCGAATGAATTGCTTCTGTTCCGCAGTCATGGGGCGACCATTGGGGGCCTTATCCAGACTGTCTTTCCAGGCAAATTCAATCTCCATAAGGAATTTAGCCACAGGATCCTTGTTTTCAGGACTTACTTCGAAGGGGGCTATGGCATTTGGAATCCCACCATTTGGGTTGCGAAGTGGTTTACCCGTAAGCACATCAATGACTTCTGGACGAGTCACAGCATAGCCAGGAAGAGCTACATTCAGAAGGCGTTCGAACTCATTGCTGTATTCCCGCATATACGGATTTATGCTGTTCGACAATGTTCTACGGGCTCCAGCAAGGGGTGTTTGGTTGTTTGCCATGCTAAGGAAGCCTTTCATGACCGTAGTGGAGGTCCAGGTTTCAGGTGATAGAAACTCACCAAGAGCAGCCAAACCGGAGAAGTAACTCTTTTCGGTAAAGCTGGCTGCAATAGCCAAAACAAGTTGCCCCCCAAGTCGTTCGGCAAGATCAGCACCGCCTGCCTTGGAAACCGCTGTAATATCCGCAACAGCAGCAATGATGTTGGAAAGAGGTTCCAAAGCATTATATGAGATGTACTGACCCCCAATCTTGACAGAACGAGCCTGAATGCCTAGCTTCTGCCACCGCTGACGTTCCTTTGAGTCGATTGGAGTATTGCCCGTAAACATCTCATTCCATGCCATAGGCACAATAGATGCTGTAATCATTGTCCCAAGGGCTTGACGTCCTTCGTATTCAGCAATCAGCAATGGATCACCGGAAGCCATTGCATCCTGATACTGCTTTGAGAACTTAGCCGTCAGCGGCAGATGCTCAAGTTGGTATGCAAAGATGTTTGCTGGGGTACGAATAAATGGAACCGCAAGGCGACCAGCAGGTCCAATATACGGAAGATTGTCGAGAGCAGCCGAAAGGTGATTCAGACCCATTCCTGGATCGTTCTGATAGGTGCCAATCTCCGCATATTTTTGGAGACCAGCATCTTTGATTTGACCAGTGTTTGGATCGACATATTTAGCATACTCGTTGACGTATGCTTTTGTTCGAGCTGCTACATCCAAGGGGCCTTCTTGGTAGGCTTTGTAGGTTGCAATTTCTGCAATTCGCTGCCGCACAAGGATGGTCTTGAAGGCATCGTCCATGCTGACCAGCAAAAGGCTGGGCCAATCCAACCACTCAGCAAGTTTATATTGGGCCTTGAGGAAGCCCACCGTCAACTGTTCTGCTGGCGTCTTAGCAACCTGCTCCATCGCCTCAAGCATGGCACGAGACTCCGCATCCTGAACTACCCGGTAAGTAGTGGAGGAAGCAGGAATTTTTGTCTGCCACGTCCTGAGAGCTACTCTAAGGGCCTCCTGGGTGCTTTGAGTGATGGCACTATACCCAGCAAGGGCAGCCTTGATCGTGGCCTTATCGCCCTTCCAGGCACCGCTGATGGCCATGCTCGTGGGGGCCTCAACCAAGCGATAGACACCAGAGAAGTTTCGGAAGATGGTTTTGGTGCCAGAAAGAATGCTATTGTAGAAGAGCGACATCTGGTTCTTGCCAAACATCTGCATCGCAGTGCCAGCAAAAGAAACGGTCTTGGATGGATCACCACCAGCAAGAACCATTGCACGAACCAAGGCTCGCATCTTATCTACGGCTTCAGCATCGCCCTTTCGATACGCATCCTTGACTTCCTGTGCCCACTTCTTCAAGCGACGTGGGGTGACAACATCATCCATTTCGAAGTCACGGGCAGCCATTGCTGCTTCGCCCGCTTCAACGTTTTTGGTGATGCTTTGCTTCAGTGAGTTGAGAGATCCACCAAAGAAATTGGTACCTTCTTTGTAGAACTCAAGAACACCCACAAGCCTATCAACGGCTCGATCAAAGCTGTTGAAATTATAGATCTGAGCCTGATCGGCCTCTTCGGCCTGCTTAGCCAGATCATAGATTTGGTTGGAGAAGTCACCAACAATAGCCTTCATGGCTACCAATGACTCACTGGTGGGAACTTGTCTGCCAGTTTCATTAAGGGTAAGTGTGGCCTTCTGCTCTTCAAACAATCTGCGAATCAGAGCAGCTTCACCTTCTTCCGCCACCATTTCATCGTAGGGGCGAAGAGAATCCATAAAGTCACGATAGATGCGAGACGCATTGCCGATAACTTCATCAACAGTCTTACCTGTCAGACGAGAAATCTCAGCAACATCAACATCCTTTTCGTACTTGCGAACTGCTTGTTCTACCCAGGTATCCTTGTAACCAGCACCACGAATGGCCGAATCCGTCATGGTCTTGCCGGATGCACCATGAATGCTGATCTTGCTGGTTTCCAGTTCCAGTTGATCGGCAGCTACCCTATTGATTGGTTCGGGTTTGACTGTGCCCTGAGTTTCCCAATACTCATACTTTGACTCGGGATTACCAGATTCAAGAATCGTGTTATCGATTTCTTTCTGCTTATCCATCACATCGTTGAGTTCCTTGTTGAGGCCCTCAAGTACATCCGCATCCTCTGGATCTGTTGCTGAGATCCGTTCCCGAATCTTCTGTTCATCCTGGAGAAGCTTATTCAGTTCCTCCTCTCGAACATCATTCCAGGCACCAGACTCCTTGGATTGGAGATTGTCGGTCTCCTTAGCCAATTCATCTGACTTGGTAGCAGCTACATTGACACCCTCAGCAAGAGCTTCCGCATCTGATTTACCGGCCTTCTTGGCTGCCTGAGCAGCAAACCTACCGGCAACCATCGCCGCCAGGGCATTGCCCGCAAAGTTAAGAGGGCCGCCTTCAAGAGCAGACTTGGCTCGATTCAGCCAGGGGTTACCGAGGCGTTCGGTGGACAATCCAAACACAAATGAATCCCGATATTCTTCGGGAACCATTGACTTAACAGCATCCGAAAAGTTACCATCCTTGACGTTGGTAAGCAGGAAATCAGCAACAGCACCAGGAACCAGATCCTCAAGTGCCAGCTTCTTGCCTTTGGCTCCAAGCTTAGCAACGCCTTGAAGTTTTGGATCGATAGGGGCGGTGCCAAACTTACCACCCGGCAGACGGCGAGCACCCCTAACCGTTGCGATAATACTGAGAAGCTTGGAAGCAGCCTGACCAACACCAGTCTTGGGTCCTTCAATACCAATATCCGAGAGGGCTCTTTTGTACCCATCCTCGTAGGGGCGCTTTCCAAGATTAACCGTAGCATCCAACGCGATCTGAGATACCAGATCAACTGGACTCTCAATGATGTCCGCACCGGCCTGTCTTACAGTGCCAAGAACTTCCTTAGCGGCTCCAAGTCCTGGGATCTGACTTTGACCTTTGCGGTAGATCTCTTGGGTTTTGGTGCCAAGCATCCGATCAGCCACTCCTGTGATAACATCACCAGGATCGCTAATGAACTGACCAAAAGGTTTAGCGAATTCCAGAGGATTGACAAGAGATTCATTGAACTGTTTCTCTTGAGCGGCCTTCTTTTCGGCAGCAGCGCGTTGCTTCTCAGCTTCTTGGCGCTTACGCTTCTCTTCCTCTGCTTTCTTTTTAGCCGCAGCAACGGCTTGATTTTGTTTGGCCCGTTCCGCCATATTAACAGCGGGAACACCTTCCAGGTTGTAATCAGCCATTTGTGTTTTGGGGAAGTAGGGTCCCCCTCAAGGGACAGTGAATAGACTAAAAGGGCGGGAGGCCCTATTCCCCGCAAGGAACAAGGGCCTTATTTCCCAAGTTGAGCAGCAATGCGCCTCCGCAGGCGATCATAGTTTCGATACGGAGTCATGCTGGTGCTGCCAGCCGGGGCTGGAGCTAGGAAGTCGATGCTGGCAATTGTACCATCCGCAGATCGAACATTGCCTGTACCGCCTTGTCGGCCAATGATTTGACCAGGAACCACCCGTGTCCCAATCCCCAAGGAGGGTCGAGAAGCAAGGTGGGCATAGAGCACATCAACGGGTTGACTGGTCTCTGGATCAATTGATTCCACAACCACGTAGTTTCCATAGCCAGGTTCAAAGTTGATGTCCTTGATTCTGCCAGGAAGTACTGCTGGGAATTGCTTATTTTCAAAGAATACATCGAGGCCGGGTTGACCATCAGGGCGTTCGAATGTAACGGAACTTACCTGCTGTCGAAACGATTGGAGCCCGGCACCATTAAAATTTCCGCCGCCTGCCATCTCCTGCCTAAGGGCACGAAGGTAACGGGGGGCATCAATCTTGCGAGTTGCTTCCCATTCCATTGTCAGATCCTCAACAGCACCACGAAGATCATTGCTTTGACCTCGCAGATACGAATTAAGTCTCTTCCTCCAGGGGAATCCCTCGGTGATCACCGCATCAAACAGGCGGTCCTGCGTAGCCTTATCAAACACTGCTGTGTCTGGAATCCCTGCCAACTGTTGAGCAGCTTCTAGGGTCTTGACTTTGAATTGATACTTTCCGTTGTGGAGGTAGCCACGTTGCTTGACCTGGGCGATGGTCATCTTAGGCAGCTGTGGATCTGTCAGACTTCCAGCAACACCATTGTTATACCCACCATACCCAGCATCACCGGGACCGCCCTCCAGTTCGCCTAGAGCGGCTCTGAGGGAAGCCAGGCCTTTACCAGCGCCTCCTTGGGATTGACTTTGGAGATCTTGACCGGCTTTGGCTCTTTGAAGGCGAAGTCGAAGCCGTTCTCTGGCGCGACCTGTAATTCTTGGATTTGCCAACCCGGCAGCAGCAACAGGATCGTAGCTAGCGTTGTCTGAGTAGCGTTTAGCAGAAACATTAGAAGAAGTTACGGTGTACGGAATCCCCTGTAATTCAGCCTGTTTCTTCAGAAGTTCATTAACCGATAGGTTGCTGGCCCTGGCCATGACTTCCAAATCTGCAGATGGCTTGCCTCCGTTATTGAGAACATCCATGTTCAACTCAAGGCGTTCTCGTGGGAAGAGAACACTACTGCGTCCGGAGACAACGCGGGGAAGGCGGGCTGCCACTTGTTCAGCAAGATCCAGTCCAGAAGGACCAGCTACCTTACGAACGGGGCGGGGCAGGCCACGCATGGCACCAGGAGTCGGTAGAACCCAAGCACCAGTTTTATCTTGAATCGGGGCAAAGTCCCCACCAGGCCCAAGAGCAGAAACAATCTGCTGCTCCATAAAGGTCTGTGCCTGGAGGCGATTCATGTCTACTGATTGCATTTGCCGCAGTGTGGTGGCGGCAGCAATATCAACAATGGCGGATACTGTTGAGGCAGACTTGTCCGCAAATTGAGCATCAGAGATACCCTGTGCTTTCATAATGCCACGCAATTTATCGCGGGCATATGCTCTCATTGTTGCCTTTTCAGGCAGCAACTTCTCATTATCATCACTGGGCAGCAGAGCCCTGGCACGTTGAGCAGCATCAGAACTGATGTGACCAGTTGCCTCAAGTAGTTGAAGCTCGGATACACTTTTAATGACACCTTTGCCGATGGCATCGATGACATTCTGATCATTCTTTGGATTGTAGTTTTTACCAAAGGTTCTCAGTTTAGTCAGTGCTTCGGTTGCCTCAGGATACAAGGACTGCATCTCCTCCAGTTTCGTCTGCGTTGTCTCAAACAAACGAGGAGATGGGTTGGCCTGGAACTGATTGAGCATAAAAGAGATTTCTTCCCTTACGGCTTCTTCAACCTCTTTGGCCTGCTGTTCAATCTGACCATTGAGTTTGGTTCGAATCTCAGCAATATCAAGGCCGAACCGCTCGCCAACAGTCCGCAGACTAGGATCCTCCGGATTGATGAGGGAGGCTTCGTAGTTATCAAGAGCCGTGTTTGCTTCTACCGGATTGGTTGCCCCGAGCCTTTGGATCTGAGTCAGGATGGTATCGTTGGCTAGTTTGTTGGCCGCCTGCCAATTGCCTGTCAAATTATAGGCTTCTTTGTATGCCGTAGCAACAAGACTTTGCGCCTGTGTTTTATCGGCAAAGCCGTTAATCTTACCACCAACACCAGCGATGAACCGTTCCTGATCAAGTGCAACTCGATTGGTGACAATCTCCTTCATCCGTTCTCCGAGAATACGTTGCCGTACCCGAAGCATGGTTGGGGTGAGATGTTCAGAAATGATTAGAGGATTGAGATCTCTAACACCAGCGGCCTCCATAAACCGTTGAAGACCTACCTGCCAAACTGCCATCAATTCTGGCTGTGTTTGAGCAGTGGCTGGAGTGATGAATCTCGTGGATCCATCTGGTTGAACCAGCGGAATTTGTGTGTCCCGATCACGCACAAAGGTGTCAAGAACATATTCAGCCTGAGTGGCAGCCAGTTGAGCACGCCCAACCGCTTCCCCATACCGCTGATACGCATTGAGGGTGGGACTTTCTTGGCGGTAGGTTTCACCAAGTCCTGGGTTTACCGCAGTCAGTTGATTGGCGGTCTGACGTTCTTGATCAGCAGCTACTTCGAACTGCTGCTTTTCCTGCTTGTACTTATCCGCAACGTTTGGATTGACCGTAACATCACCATTAAGTACTCGTGCAATTCCCAGTTTGATGTCCTTCTCAATGCGACCTTTCGTCTCTTCAAGCATGACCTTGTTGAGAGTCTCAGAAAAGGCTGTCAATGCCTCCAGGTCTTGTTTATTGTTTTGGAGGACAGTCTCCGCAACAGCATTGGACTGTTCGGTGCGGCGCTGTGTTTCCCGTAGGAACTGGGAACTAGGATCAAATGCTTGGACTGGATTAAACCCCGCAACTCGCTGTGGCCCAGTTAGCTGAATTTGTCCAGGAGTTGATTCATAAATTCTAGCCATTAGCCTTAGCCTTAGGGGGTTTAAGTTCGTTATAGGTGCTCAGCCCACCAATAGCCGAAGATCCAAGTCCCGCCACCAATCCAATACCGCTAGGACCCGGCATAGCAATCGGAGAGGAAGGCTTGATGGTGCGCTGAGAAGCAGCCATATTGTTTGCAGACTCCTGCTGATTATAGATGCTTTCAGCACCAATCCAGTAATCCTGATTGGCATACGCAAGGTTCTGACCCAGCACTGCCATATCACGATCGGCTGTCCTTTCAGCATCCGCCAGCAGTAGCCCAATTGACTGTCCAGAGCGTCCGGTGGCCATCACAAGCCCCTGCTGCTGAAGACTTTGAATGGTGCGTTCCTGGGCCTTCTGGGCTGCTTGGGCATACTCAGCTTGAAGCTTGCTCTGTTCCGAAGTATAGGCCCGATTGGCAGCCTCAGCATTGAGACGCATTTGCGCTTCATAGCTTCTTTCGGATTGGTTGTAGGCTGTCAGCTGAGCCTGATATTGTTGTTGGGCAACAGCATTCGCATAGTTAGCCTGCTGTTGTTGTTGCTGATAGGAAGCGATTGAGCCAATAGCTCCACTAGCAAAGGAGCCAATCGCGGTTACAATAGCTAGTGTTTCAACACCTAGGCACATGGCATTAACTTAGCAAATTCTACATAGGTTAGATTGTTGGGACCAACACTTCGATATGCCAACCGCTTGAATCCAAGCATGTGAAGCAGTTTCATGTGCATCTCATTTCGTGGATCAGCAATGTTGTGAAGCATCAGGTAGGAGGTTTGTTGATCGACCCATTTTCTTGCCTCCTTGAAAAAGAGTTTTGGGTACTGGCGGACATAGGGTGTGGTTAACATCCAGATGGCTCCGCTATGGGCATCTGTTCTGGATACCCCAGCCATCCCACATATCATGCCAGCTGGATTCCAAAAGCAAATTGGATCCTCTTCGACATCAAGAGCCTGAAGGAGGGCCATTCGCATATCAGTAATGCCAAGGCCCTCTAGTTCTCTGCGATCTGCTGGCTGAAGATGGGCGGCCACCCACTCAACGTCGAATGGCCGCGCTTTATCAATGAGTTTGGTGAGAATACCCATTACTACTTAAGGGAGATTCCTTTGTTGTTGTAGGTGCCTTCCCAGGTGATCGACGTGAGAGCCGTGGGGAAGGGGCTATCCGCCACCAACTCTACCTCTACCTGATCGCCTTTGGCAAGAATAGGAACGGTATTCCGTGCATTCCTTAGAACTGGAATGGCGTTGGCCAGGTAAAGGTTGCCCACAATTTGGGGAAGATTGATGGAGAATTCTGCTCTACCATCTGCCCGCACCTTAACGATGTACGGACCAGAATCATAGCTATCGATCGATAGTCGATTGATTGTGGGGATGTTGAGTGTATCCTTCCGCCCCTCACTCACCAAGAAGTAGAAGGCAGGCAGAATAGCGGAGGCTTCATACTTGTACCCAAGAGCGAATTTCTTGGTTGTTTGATTCTCCTCAACCGTCACAAAGTACCGTTGACCAACAGGCTGTGCCAGATCTGTCTCCAGAGGAAGTTCAAGAACAACACCAGGCTCCAGCGGATCCAAGGATACCAGAACAGGCTGAAGGGTGGAATCATTGAATCCATCCTTAAAGCAGATGTGGGTCTCGTCTGTTCCAGCAAAGTAAACCTTGGTGGGATTGTAATCGAAAAGATCAAGGCGCAGATCGATGTACTTGTCCTCAAAGAGTACCGCACCACCAGGAGTATCCGTCAATAGATTGAGCTTGCTGAGTACATGATTACTACCCTGCTGTGTAACCACAAACATTGTATCATGTTCAAACTCCACCATTGCGATGGTGCCTGCCATTTCCCACTTGAACCAGGACGCCATCAGTCGCTTGGTTCCATCCTCAAAGAAGCGGAAGAGATACAGGGACTTGGGTTCACGATTGCTTAGTGCGGTGAACGTATTGGCAGAAGTGGTAACCCTCAGATCACGAATGTCCGAGGGAATGTAGGATGGAATGCCTCGTGTAAGTTCGGTAACCGCAGGCTTCTCACCTGGGCCACCAATCACCATTTCAAACGCACCGGTGGATGTATCGTTTTGTTCTACGAAAACAATACTAGAACCAGTGTCGATAGGCGAAATGCGGGGCGACTGGCTGAAGCTACTAACCAAGTTAATCTCAGCCGTAGCAGCAGAGAATGCCTCTGTTGAGGTCTCCAGGATGTATTGAGCATTGTCGGCAAACAGGGCCAATCCCCGAGGAATTTGAACCGCATGACGCAATTCAATTGGCTTCAACGAACCGCAACTAAGATCAATCGGATCGCTATCAACGATGGTGATGACCGTGCTTGCAAAGAAGTTGAAGTAGTCCCCAGCCCGTGAGCAGATGACATTTTCATTGGACATCAAGATCAGTCGATTCTTGAAAAATGAAATGCCATGAATGTTTGTCCCAACAAATGTGGGCATGAGGTTGGTTTCTGCGTCTCCAACAACTCGTGGCTGCCAGAACTGGGATGCAATTCCATCTACGGATTGAGTTACCGAAGTGACGGTATCTACCCGGAATGTATCACCCTCAGCACTGGTAACAACATCCAGGGCAGTGTATGCTCTACCTGACCGGCTGATCTTAATGCCAGTGATGGCACCGGTAGTGGATGTCGAAGTTACTTTAAGACGGAGGTTGATACCAGTCCCACCATAAACTGGAAAGCTCTGTCCAACAGCATACCTGCCGTTCCCAGAAGTGAGGATACTAACAGCAGAAGGAACACCCGTTACTGTTGCAGTAGGTGGGGTGGCAAGTGCTGATGCCTCGTCAAGTTTACGGAAGGTGAATGTGCCGTTTGCCTCACGAATGATTACATGGGGCATGGTGGCTTCATCAAAAGACTTCACCACCCCAGGACCAATCGTTTCCTCCCAGACACCTGTGCCGCTAGAGCTTCCATCGCTGGTAACAAACTTCACATAGTAATCATCACCAGTTGAATTCTCTGAGGCGAGAACCTTGATAATTGATCCATTAAGGAATTGCCTTGGCAACTCACCAACAACACTGACAGTTCCTTTGTATGCCTGAATGGCATTGCCTGCTGTGCCACCCTTTGCTTCCAGAGAGAAGTCAGCGTTGTTGGCCCTTCGAACATGGATGCTGTTGCCCACTCCGGTTGCCACAAACAATGGGTTAGCATTGATGGCAGAGACCAGAGCGTTGATGATCGTTGAGGCACTGAGAGAAGAACCAGAAGTTGTGGGGGTACTGTAGGTAAACGATGTACCAGCAATCTTAACTTCGTAGCTCGTGTCGTATGCCACACTGTTGAGCACCACAAACCCATAGGGGGTAACTGCTGCGCTCACATCTCCAGCATCCTCCAACACGACAACCGTTCTGTTCAACACAAAGTTGTAGTCGTTGATCTGAAGGATGGCCAGATCTGAAGAATCAGTATGTGTTGCGTATGTGGTGGCCGATCCTGCTGGAGTATTTACTGTCTGTTGAATGCCGCTGTTTGCGTCCCAGATTCTCAGAACACCTTGCTTGGTAAACTCAATGAGGTACTTCTCTTCGTCGTCTCGGAAGATAGGAAACCAAGTGCCATCAGAGACAGCATTATCAAGCTTACGAATGCCCCGAAGACCCGGACGCTTAGCCAGACCAAAGGTAGGATCTGGATAGTAGTTTGTGCATTTTCGCAGCTGATTTGCTGCCTTGAAAGCATCAGGCTGCTGCGATACCCCACCAATCAAGTTTGGTATTTTCTGAGAAACGGCAGCCATTAGCGTGCAATAGTACGGAACGGAGTGTATGAGACGTAGAAATTCTGACCACTTTCCAGACCAAAGATATTGACTTCGGAGGTGCTGGTATCGTAGGCCAGACAGTTGGATCTGAGGATGGTCTCATCCTGTGCATTGAAGGTCACCATCTCCTGAGAACCAAGTGCTCGTCCAGCGAATACTCTGGTGGCTCGTTGCGTGATGTAGTCCTTGAATGGTTGAGGGAGGTCTTCAAAGTCAAAGAGCCAAACCACATCGCAGTTGATGATCTCTCCAGGAACAAACTCATAGGTATGGGCCAGCTTATCATAAAGCTTCCCACCCCGCAATACCGTCTGGTATTTCTGAGAGTTAGCTGTCTTGTTATCCGTCAAGGACAGTACATCTTGAGGGATTGCAATTTCCCCGTTTGTGTCCGCAGTGAACGGATAGTTAATTTCGGTGTTAAAGTGCCAGCCCTCGCCTTGAACTTCTCGGCTTACAGAGTCAAGAATAGCCAGCGCAAGAGCCAGTTCAGGGTTAGCCACATCAAGGCTGACCACTGGTGCCTGCCCGATGCCGTTAAGCATTTGGTTAATTGCTTGGAGTTGAGTCGTCATGTTATCGGACAGGACATTAAAAAAAGAGGGGCTAACCTTTAATAGGCTAACCCCTTATTGAACCTAGTTTTGGCTAGGATCAGGCCACGTTGCGGAAGGCACCAGCACAGGAGACGCGCACAGGACCAGCGCCATAGGCCAGGCGGCCCACGATCACATCGCCCTGATAGATCACCTTGGTGTCAGCACCGGTGGTCTGCACGGAGGGGCCAATGGCCTCCACCACACCAGCAGCATCCCGATGGAAGATCAGGCCGCAGGCGTTGGTGAAGTCGGTAGCGATACCGTAGTTGTTGTTCTCGCCGGTAACGGCGGCGGCATCGATGTTGGCACCAGCAGCCGAACCATACTTGCCCAGGAAGGGGATGTTGTTCGACTTGTAGATCTTGATGCCAGCGATCTCGTAGAGACCTTCGCCGCTGTTCAGGCTGCCACCAGAGGCACCATACTCACGGTTGAGGATGTTGGTGTCCACCTGGCTGATCAGTGCATAGTACTGACGAGGGGACAGCACGGCAACACGACCATCCTTAGGAGCAGCGATTTCATCCAGGCGAGCGGCGGCTTCGAAGAAACCATCCACGAGGGCCTGAGCATCATACTCCTTGTTGGCACCGAGGTTGATACGGAAGCCACCAGGCTCGCCGGTCACAGCAGCAGTCAGGCCGGAGGCACGATCCAGAACGCGGAAGATACGGCGATCATAGAATTCAGCCAGGCTCTGACCGATCTGACGGGCGATGGGGCCACGGATGTCATACTGGGCCAGAGTCTCGTCGAGGTTATCAACGAACGCAGAGGCAACCAGCAGGTCGTCCATTGCGATGGTGGTCTCAGCAGCCGGAGGGTTGCCGCTACCCAGGATCGCGGTGCCAGGGGTGTAGTAGCCAGCCTGGATACGACCGGTGTGAATGAACTGGGCTTCCTTGCCACCACGCAGGGTCCGGTTCATCACCAGGCCTTTTGCGATCGTGTTGTTGCGGAAAGCTTCGTAAACTTCGCCCGTAAAGAGCTTCAGAAAGAGAGCCTTCTTGTCGCCAGCCTTATTAACCTGGCCGAGTTGCGTAAGAGTTGCAGTCACTTGATTAAAGGAAAAAAGGGTTTACTTGATTCCTAAGTACTTAGAATTTTGTCCGGATTAAAGGTATTCGGTTGTTAGATAATACGTCCGTTGTATTGGTTATCCGACGCATCGGGCCAATACTCCAGTCATGACTGGGTTTTTTACGAGGTTATCCCACCCTCAATAGGCAGGGGGACATTGCAGTCCCCACAATCTGTTAGATCAGATCGCCGCTTGCAGCCAGTTTGTTCTCAATGTCAATCCGATAGGCTGGATCATTCCGATAGCGTGGATCAGAGATGGCGCGTGCCAGCTCTGCTTGAGATCGGAAGCCCTGGACGGATTGTTGTTTAACGGACTTACCTGAAACCGTCTTGCCTTCAAACCCAACGGCATCCTTGTACCGCTGGTTGAGAGCCTGAACAGCAAAGAAGATGGCATCCTTGTTGCCAGTATTGACTACGTTATCATACGCAGCCACCTCAGCAGGAGTTAGATTCTCCGCAGCCCATGAAAGGGTTTCTTTGTAGGAGTTTTCCCCACCAACTGACTTAACAATGTCAGCTGCCTCTGCGTCTGAGAGGGGCTTACCAGCGGCAAGAGGGGCGTTCTTTTGAAGTTCTAGGTATGCCTCGATAAGTTTTTCGGAGGGCAGTTCCTTGAGCTTCTGAAGCGTCTCAGGCTTGATCTGATTGTCGTTGCTGTAGTATTCTTCGGATGCCTTGAGAAGGACATCCTTTTCTACAGCCAGCACATCCTGAGGAGCTTCTTCCGTAGATTCAGCTTCATCCTCATTGTCGGATTCGCCTTCAGTGGTGTCGTCTTTCTGGCCCAACTTTTTCTGAAGTTCCAGATAAGCCTTTTCCAGATCTTCTGCTGACTTGAATTTGCCAGCGTAGTTAAGCTCTGCCTCCGAATCCTTACGGGCTTTGTCGTAAGTCTCGCTTTGAATTGCTTCCTCTTCGTCCTGAAGGCGGCTGCCAAGTTCAAGGAGGCGGGCCTCCTCTACTTCACGAGCAGCAGTTTCAGCCGGATCGGTTGCATCAAATGTGAGTTCAGGCATAATGATTAGTGGATGACGAGGGTAACTTTGCCGAGGCCAGGAACGATAATGCGGGGCCGAGAACCAATCAGATTGGAACTGACAGTATCAGCACTGACAGAAGATGTTCCAGCAGTCTTATGACGAGGGGTCAGTTCAGTTGGAATGGATTCCTCACTGACTGACTCCTGCTGGAGATCCTCCGGGGGTTTGCCCTTGGCCGAGTTGCGAGAAGTTGGAAGCGACATTACTTAGGGATTCAATTGCTTGAGGATTCTTGGAAGGATCCAGAAGTGGAGCCTTGGCAAGATTACCTGCTTGGCCAATGAGAGATGCTTGGGCACTCTGTGCGGCCATCTGTGATTTCTCAACGTTGCGTTCTTCTTGGGTCTTGACCAGTTTCAGCGTATCAATGCCTTGAGCAGCAGCCAATCGCTTGATTGCTTCCTCTGGATTGATAAACGTCATCATCATTTCTGGACCCATGGATTGGCTGATTGTGCTCAAGAACATCATGAGACTTTCACGATCTTGACCACGGCCAATGCCTTCGATGCCCGCAATGACGGTTGGATAGACAACCCCCTTGGGCAGCTTAGGCAGATCACCCGAACGTTGAAGAGTGAATAGCTTACGTTGGAGGTAGGGACGAAGCAGTTCGGCTGTCAGATTCCCATAGATTCCCCCAAGCTGTTCGTTGAGTTCCTGCTGGGTGGCGCGAATTTCTTCAGCAGTAGTGCGTTCACTCTGCCTCACAGTAAGGATAAGGAATGCTTCACTCAGTCGTTGTACCAACTGGGTGATCATCTGGTAGGCAGACGCGAAGTCGGCCTGCTTCTGAACCTGAACAGCCGTAACATCTTCGGCCCTACCTTGAATGATAGCACCGTTGCCAGCCTTTGCCAGCGTTGAAGGCTTAACGGTAGCAGAAGGAGATACCAGAAAGACAACCTTGGCAGCAGCAGCAGAGCCCTCAACCATGGCCTGCATCAGACCTTCGAGGGACTTAAGATCTCCGAGGTACTCTTCAATCCTACCACGACCATAGTCCTCACCATCCACTACGTTGAACCGCAGGGGAAGCCAGGGGCTAGTAGATTTGGGGGCCTTGCCTTCGGATTCAGGCACCACCTCTCCATCTACTTCTTGCCGCCAGCGCCACTGCCCATCCTTGAGCTTGGCCCAGGTATAAACAGCAGCCTCGCCTTCACCAACATTTACGTCGATGCTAGGGGTAGAGGCATTGTCACCAGTATGATTGACTACTTTCTCTTCGTGTTGGAATTGTTCTGGAAGGAACTGTCGATCAATAGATTCAACCGTAAGGATCTCTGTGGGTTGACCCTCTCCATCACGGACGACCACAAAACGGTCAAGAGGGTACAACTTCACACCCTTCGAACCCATGTATACCAGGACATTCCCGGTTACAATCAGATGCTTCATTGCCTGGTGGAGGACAACACGGTCCTGTGATTCGGCAATGTTTTGCATGACTACCCGCTCCATTTTGGAGAGGCTCAAATCAATCTCTGATTTGATTGTAGCATCAAGATCTGGATTCGAGGCCAGCTTTCCGTCGTTGATCTGAAGCTTGAAGAACGTAGCTGTTACTGGAAACAGGCTAAGCATCAGCTTCGAGGCCATGACGTTAACGCCTTTGGCTCCGATAGATTGCCATGGGGTAGGAAGCTTCTGCCCATTCACCAGACCCGTTGGGGTGAGGAGATATGGAAGACTTAGAGCTGCACAGTCCCTGGCGGTATCGAGGAAGATCGTCCGGTCACTTGCCAGTTTTGCGTATCGGGAAGCGGCAGACGAGGATTCCATTGTTACTTACCAATGTTGAGGTTGATGCTGCCACCGGAAGTCTCCGGAGCAGAACTTGCTGCGGCACCAGCAGTGGAAGCCGAAGCGGTGGGAATACGAAGCCGACCTGGGCCACGAGCGGCAGCACTCTGGCTGGAAGCCCGCTGGCTCTTGGAGGGACGGATCGTGGTGGGGGCGGTTGAACCACCTGCCATAGGGCCAGTAACCGGGGTAGGAGCCGGTGGGGGCGCTGCGGGCATCTCCGGATACGGAGGCATCTCCGGCATGGGCGGTGGGGAAGGGGCCTGGAAGCACATAATTACACCTTTGATTTGAGGTAACGGATGATTTCAATACATCCAGCCATCCTACCGGATTCCCACGCTGTCATCTCGTGGTCTGGGTAGTTGTCTGGATACATCTCATCGAGTTCAGCAATGAGGTTCTTAAGAGAAATACTCCCCCCAACCACACGGGTCAGGGGAAGCAGGTCTGGATCTAAGTAATTGTCAGCCATACTGAGGGAGGTCAGTGTTAGATGCCTCAAAGAATGCTGGCATCCTGGCACGTTTGGTATCGGATAGGCCCGGTGCCTTACCCCTTTCATACAAGGAATCAGACTGGTTCAGCCAGAAGTCCTTGTCCAGATACTTATTCTCAGACGAGGACAGCCCATCCACTACCCATCCAACAGTCGCTCTACGAAGTCGATTGAGGCCTGATGTGGACTTGAGGCCCAGCTCGGAGCAGACCATCGAGTGGACAGCGACGTGGGTTTGTTCGTCTCGGCTGATGTCTGCTGCTGTGGTGCGGATGCCGATGTCTCCCGTGAATCGGAAGAAGGGAAGGATGACGAAGAAGACACTACGTTCAAGGATGGCAGCTTTCAATAGGGGATGTTCTGGTGCGTCGAGCCATGCCTTGAGGATGTGCTTGGCTTCAGCTTCGAACTTATCGTTGGAGCCGTGAGCCGCAACAACATAGTTAAGAGCTTGGTCGTGACGCTCTTCATCCAACTGATTAGATAGCAGAGCTTGACGTACACCAGGAGTATTAGGTAGCTCCTTTTCCAGCCCCTGCTGTAGGAATTCTCTAACAGGCAGTTCGAGGTGGCGTAGACCAAGGGCACGGTAGATCGCGTCTTCGGCACCATCAACTAGCTTGCCTTTCTGAACAGCAACTGGAGTCCACTTGCGTTTGCGGCTGATGACTTGATCATAGGGCGATAGTGTGGGGTTCATTCTCCGCAAGGAATACAAGGTTCATTGTCGGGCTGAACTTTCGGGCAGCCACAATCCGGATCAATGTCTGTTTCAAAGTTAAAGAGATCTTTGAAATCATCATTTAGTGCAGCCAGAGCATCGTCCTTGGCCTGCGTATCAGGCATCACCTGAAGAGCATAGTAGAGAGATGTTTGGGGTGAGTCCAGCCACTCCTTGAGGAAGGCTGTGTCGTAGGTTACTACATCGCTCCAACTGTTGAACGAGTACCCATGGAACAGCAGTGTATGTTGGAAGAGTCGCACTATTCCATCAACTACCCGCGTGTAGTTATCCCAACCAACTTCCGCAGCAATTTCGCAGTCGTCAGGGTAATCGTATGACTGAACCCCAAACGTTCCCGAATCGCGATCAACGTGACGGCTAATAGGAGGAGCCAACTCTGGAGTGGCAGTGAAGCCCCTAAGATCGATGTTGCTGTAGCTGCAAGAAGCGGTAGGAGCAATAGCGAACGCCCTGTCCATCTTGGCGTGGCGGGCAATCTGTGCTGCTGCTTCAATGGCCTTGGCAAGTTCCCCAACGAGTACATCGGCGGGGGAATTTTGTGATGCGTGTGCGAAGTAATCATCTAAAGCCTGACCAAATTGTTTGTAGGTGACTTTGTGATAGGCAAGGAAGTTAGCCAGGCCCAAAACACCAAGTCCTACTTGTCGGTCAGTTTCAGGAGGCAGATATTCTCCAGTATCTCCAACTCCTGTCTTAGCATGAAGTGCTACCAGGGACGACATGCCCTCGGTAAATGCTGGCACCAGCTCATCAATGTCGCAGGCACCAAGATTGATATGTTGTAGGAGGCAAGTACCACGGCTGGGGAGGTAGACCTCAAGGCATACATTTCCGTAGATGCGCTTACCGTAGGCATCACGACGAATCTTATTTAGCCAGATGTCACCCTTCTTGATACCATCAAGGGTAGCTGCAATCAGTTCTGGAGAAGCATCCTCCAAAAAGTGACTATCAACATTAAGGCAACGCTTTACCCAAGCCAGATCCGAACGACTGGCACGGATGAAATCAATAGCATCGGGATGAGTATAGTCAAGATGGCATACCACAGCCCCATTCTTGTAGAATCCTCCCCTTCGAAGTGTTTCATTAAGAGCCGAGTAGATGCGAGCAAAAGAAACAGGGCCAGAGGCGGTAAGGCCGTGACCATTGTCGTGGCCCAACGGACGGAGTTTAGAAAGGTGGACCGCAACACCAGCACCATTACGGAGAGCGTGGGAAACAAAACGCCAGGAGGCTTCAATGCCCTCGGGACCCTCCATGCTGTCTTCTACTACAAAGACGGTGCAACTGACGGGAAGGCGCGATTCCGGATTATCGATCCACGATTGAACGCGACCGGTCCGGGCGATAGTTTTAGGGAGGTCTCCCAGGTCAGCAAAGTTGGTCATACTAGATCGTCAAGGATAGGTGGATAGTAGTTGGGGCCCTTCAGTACTTTACCATCTGCTCGACGTAGGGGTTTGCCATCGACCAGCTTGGACATATTGCTTTCAAACACTCGACGCATGGCCACGTCCAGATTCCACCCACGAGCAGCAGCATACTGGTAGCAGACGAACACAAGATCGGCCAACTCCTTCAATTGATCAACCTTTGAGACATTTAGTTCATCTTCAAACGCATCACGCCACTCCTTGTACTCCTCGTTGATCAGAGTTGCTTGAAGTTCGTGAACATTCTCATCCGGTGTGTTGAGCGGTTGATCCATTACCTCTCGAAAAGTAATGGCCTGTTGAAGCAACGATGGAGTGATCATCGATTACGACCTTCCGAAACTTGGGCAATCTTCTTCTCAATGTAGGCCTTAGCCTTCAGGAGATCATCCAGTTCGGACTCATAATCCTTATATCCAGCACGGCAGATGTACTTAACCACATTGCCACAAAGGAAGTCCAGGTTCTGATCAATGATGAAGTCCCACACTTGAGACCCGCCACGTTGGTAGTGGGAAGGTGAATACTTACTCACGCTTTTCGAAGAACTCTTTGTAGGCTGGGTTGTTTCGGATTTTCCAGAGGCAGTACTCGTTCCAGAGTTTGCCCACGGGTCCTCTGTGGACCATTGCTTGTCGGTCGAGCCACAATCGGACTCCAAGAAGTCTTTTATGGAATTGTAGTGAGAGAGTGGTTCCAAGATTCTGAAGGTGTAGATCGACATAATGAAAGAGATTTCGATCCAGAATGTAGAGAACAGCAAGGACTAGAATCAGATCTAGCCAAATGATGGGGTCCATAGGATAGGTTCCTTAGTCGTGGAATTGTATTCACCAGGACGAAGGATCCTAGCCAAACGAGCGTTGCGGAGGGCATCCTCCTCGGTCAATCCAGTCTTTTGGTAAGCGGCTACAATAGCCTCCCATGGATCTTCCGCTTTGTCAAGGATCTTCCTGGCACCTACTGATCCAACTCCAGGAACCCCCTTGTACCCGTCCACCGGATCACCGGTCAGGCACTGCGTCCAGAACCAGTAGTCGGCTTCTTCGGGGGTGACAGTGACCTCCTCTTCGCCGTTGAACAGGCGACAGGCGATCTGTTTCATGTCCTTGTCGGGACTGATCAGGATGAAGTCAGATGGATCTAGGTGGCACTCCAATCCTAGGGCATCGTCTGCTTCTAGATTGGGGTAGCGAATAACTTTGTAGTGCTTTGCACACCAGTTGAGAAGCCTCTTGTATCCTACGGGTTTACGCTTGGTGCGCTTGCCCTTGTATTCCGGATCAATAAGCTTCCTGAAATTTTTTGTGTCAGAAAAATAGAGGGTGATGTAGTTGCTGTCAAACCGTTGACGGAGGAGTTGGAGTTCCCCCTCAAAGATTTCTAGGACAACCTTAAAGTTGCTGGCGATCGTAATCAGATCATCGCCCCAGTCAAGTTCCGTTTCAGCAGATTGACAGGCGCGATAGGCAAAGAAGTCGGCATCAACACGGAGATGTGTATCAGTGACAGTCTGCCCACGAAGCTCCTTCTTTTGCTTCTGCCGCGAGGGGTACTCTGAGGTTGTAGTATTCTCCGGCTTGGACGATCGCCCATTCGAGTTGGAACTTGGCATCATTAACGAGGTTTGGTTTTACAGCAAGTTGAATTTCGTCGTGAATCCAACCAAGCCATTGGAAGTCCACATCCCAGGCATACCCCAGTTGTTGGAATTGATTGAATGAAATGACATTCCACCTTTTGCAAACAATGGCTCCTGCGGATTGAAGGAGGTAGTTAAGGGCAGCGTGCTTCTTTCCTTGGAGGCGGATGGGGCGGCCATCCAACCCTTTGAGAACATCGGACTCTGCTCGTTTGTTGACCGCCTTGAGTAGTTGATCAAGGCCAGGAATAGCCTCAAGGAACTTCTTACGAATGTCCTTACCAAGAGCAACGGCTTTCTTGTCGTCAAGGGACTTGTCTAGGGAAGCTCCGATCTTCTTATCCGATGCTCCGTAGATGAAGGCGTAGGTCAGGGTCTTAACGTCCTTTCTGGAGCAGCCAACCCGATCAGCATTTTGTTGATGAATGTCTCCATTGACAACAACATCTGCGAAGGCGCCTCCATCATAAAAAGCAAGATAGTGGCCAAGCATACGCAGCTCAAGTCCAGAAGCATCAGCCCCAACCTGACGCATATCTTCGCCAGGACCAAACAGTTTACGACACCGAGGATCAGAGGAAGTCTGACCAAGGTTAGGACGACTGTGGGCATTCCGTCCTGTGTTCGTGGCCAATTGGCACGTATGATGGATACGCCCTTCCCTGGTGACAGTCTTTAGCCAAGCATTAGCACCATCTGATAGTTGACCCAGAGCCTTTTGAAGTTCCAGGATTCGTCCAAATGTATTGGCCTCCTTTGTTCCGATGGATTGGAGGATGCCTTCATCAATCTTGGGTCGTCCGGTGTTGGTGAATACCTCAGGTTGCCAATTCCTCCAGGTCATGAAGGCCCAACCGATGTGGTCGCGGCT